CGGAGCAAGCACCTGTATCTGTTACAGGTAATGGCCTCACGTCATCTCTAGGTACTGAGACAGTTACCACTGACCAAAACATTTCAGTAACGGGTATCGGACTTACCTCTACGGCAGGGACTGCTGTCGGAACTGGTATAGCTCAAGTTAACCCTACTGGTGTTGCACTTACTGCATCATTAGGTGAAGAATCTCTTTCAACAGATCAAAACATTTCAGTAACAGGATTAGGCACAACTTTATCTGTAGGTAATGAATCCACAAGTGTAACAAGCACGACTGGATGGAACAGAGACACTGACATCAATACTGGTAATACTATTGGATGGAGTCAACAACAATGGGGCGCTGTAGGTGGCTCATTCGCTGTCACTGGTCAAGCTCTAACTTCATCATTAGGTGAAGAGTCAACTGCAACAGATCAAAATATTTCAGTTACAGGGTTAGGTACTACATCCGCTATAGGAACATTTTCTATTTCAGGGGATGGACAGACTACTATCGTGGCTGGTGCTGAGACAGCGATGCAGTCAGCTGTTGGTACAGTAGAAGCAGATCCAGAGTTTGTTGTATTTCCGAGTGGTAATGCTTTAACTTCAGCTGTTGGCACAGTCGGGACATCTGTATTTGTTACGGGTATAGGCTTAACCTCTAGCCTTGGTGAAGAAACTCAAGAGACTAGCTATGAAGCACCTAGTGTTTCTGCTACATCTAATGTTGGAACTTTAAATATTCGTACAGATGTAAGCTTTACAATAACAGGAGTTTCTGCTACAAGTGCAACTGGTACTTTACAAGGGACCTTCTGGTCACAAGTAGATGACTCAAACAGTGGAATAAGTTGGACGGAAGTCCACAAAGCTGCATAAAAGTTTTGACAAACTTTAAAATAATCAATAAATTTAAATTAGGAGATTAAATGGCATCGACTTATTCAACGGGTTTAAGAATAGAACTTCAAACTACTGGCGAAAATTCAGGAACTTGGGGTACTATTACTAATAATAACTTTTCTCAAGTATTTGAATTTGCGATCGCCGGTGTTTATGCAAAAACACTTTCTGGCACAGGGCCTACAACTTTAACAAATAATGACGGTCCACAAACTCAATCAAATAATGAAGCCAGACAAAACCAAATAATTTTTTCTGGAACTATTTCTACAACTCACATAGTGCAGTTTCCAGCTACACAAAAAACTTACGGACTTTATAATAATATATCAGGTGGCGCTGACGTTACTGCAAGACTAGGTGCAACTGGTAACACTGTAACAATTTCAAATGGTAAATATAGATTAGTTTCTACAGACGGGACTAACTGGTATGATATTTTTACACTAGCTGGTCTAGGTGAAACATGGATTAAAAAAACATCTGACTATACTGCATCAGCAGGAGATAATATTTTTGTTGATACATCAGGTGGTGCAGTTGCTATTACATTACCGAGCTCTGCTGCTATTGGTGATCAAGTAAAATTTATAGATGCAGAAGGCACTTTTGCAACTCACAATTTGACTGTAAATAGAAACAGTCATAAGATACAAGGAACAGAGGCTAATTTAACAGTATCAACCAGTGGTTCTGGCTTTGCGTTGGTGTACAATGACAGTGACAATGGTTGGAGATTAAAGTATAACGATTAATCATGGCTAATTTACAAGATATAACAAATAGAAGTGAAGTAGGAACAATTAAACCTTGGGGCAAAGCTACTGCTCCAGCAGGTTACCTTTTATGTGATGGCTCTGCCGTTTCAAGAACAACGTACGCAGATTTATTTGCAGTTATTTCTACTACTTATGGTGCTGGTGATAGTTCAACTACTTTTAATGTTCCTGATCTACAGGGTAAATTTCCGCAAGGTAAGAGTGGTACAACTAATTTAGCAACAACTGGTGGCGCTAACACTGTTACAGTTTCGGTAACTAACAACCAAGCTGCAACAAACGCTACAAACCAAACAGTAACAATTACAGGAAGTATCGACAATACGTCTTTGACCACGGCTCAACTTGCTTCTCACGGACACTCATTGTCTCCGTCTATTGAAATGGGCGTTTGTAATCCTAGTGGTCCGGGAGCAGACATGTCTTGTCAAGTAAGAATTTTTAACCCGAATAGAACTCCTTTAAACGTAGGAAACCAAGGTTCTGGAACCGCACATAACCACGGTCATAATTTATCTGGAACTCTTACGGGTAATATTACAACTACTCTTACTGGGGCTGTTACAGCATCTGGTACAAATTCTTTTTCACCATTTGTTATAACTCAATATATAATTAAGCATTAGGAGGTATTAAAATGGCAACTCAAATAGTGATAGCAAATAAAGAAAGCATCTTAATAGATGATTCATATGGCATTGAATGGGCTGATAAAGGTAAAAACTGGGTTGATGCTTGGTGTCCTGACAATTATCACTATGTTATTTGGAATAATTTATCTGGTCAAAATGAAATACAAACTAAAAATGCATCCACTGGAGCAATGACTGGAAACACTGATTTAGATTCTACTTCTGATTCAGTAGGATCTACAACAGTGGCAGACTTACTTACATGGGCAGAAACTAGAAAAGGTCAAATAGAACAAGCTAAAACAGATTTTAATACAGCAGTTCAAGCTGACGTAGATAATGGCACAACTAATACAGTTGGTAAAACCTGGAGAGACTACGATTCTAATTATTCTTAAAAAATATTTGTATACTATATCTTAATTGTGCACTGAAAGGTGTTATCATAGTTACTCCATGAAAAGTTTTATTTAAATTAAAAACCATTTTATTATATTCTGGCTCTACTACATTTAAATTATTCTGTTCATCCCTCCAAAGAAAAAGACCTCCATCATCAGCATCCCAAACATCATTAAGATATATGCTACTAGCTGCAGCGTGTGAGCCATCATTATGAAAAGGAATATAACTACCCCTGCTCCATATATAAAAAAATACTCCTGCAATCTCTAAATTATTATTTAAAATTTTTTTGTCTTTATAAATTTTTGAAAATCTATCTTTAAATTTTTCAAGATTTAATATTGATACTTCTTTACCTTTTCCTAAAATACTATCATCCCAAGATAATTGATTAACTCTCCAAATATGATTGTCTCTATTTTCTTTTACATAATTAATAACGTCATCTATTAAGTCTTTATCTAAAAATTTTTTATAAATTTTTACCACTTAATGCACCCATGTAATTATTGCGTGTCTATTACCATTGGTAACAGGTGTTATTGCGTGAGGAAAACAAAAATTGCTTGGAAAGACAACCACGCTACCTTGTTTTTTAGGAACAGTGTAAGTCCCTCCAAAAAAAACAAAATCTCCTCCATCATAACTATCATTTAAAATAAAAGATATTGTTAAAACTCTAGGTGTAATGTCACCGTGATCAGTGTGTTCTTTGTACTCTCCTTTTTGAGATCCCAAATAAATTAAATGTTGATAACCAGTATCTTCACAAGTTAAACCTGTACTAAAATGTTTATGTGCTTTAGCATATTTTTCAATAATTTGTCCTACACTTTTAAATATATCTTCATCAAATTCTTGATTAATTGCTTTTATATAACATTTTCTAGAATTACTTTCACCAACCGTGTTAGCTTTTACAAAATCATGCCATCTTGATTTATTAATAATAGATTTACACAATTGTGCACTTAGCACATCATCATACCTATGAATATAATCAGTTAAATTTTTCATTTATAAGTTTTTTTCCTCCAAAAAAATCTTTTGTATCTATCAATAATAAGACTACCTAATTTATTATCAGTGATACCGTGCTCTTTTTCAAATTTAAAACCAGACCACATTTTCCAAGACTCTCTTTTAAAAGGTATTACTTGCACCATAGGCTCACCTTTTTTAAATAAAAACTGATTGTCTCTTTTCTTTAGTATAAAAGGAAAATTAACTGTGTTAATGTAAGTGTCAGTTTCGACAACTCCAGACAAAATTTCAAACCTATCATCAACTCTATTTAAAGGATGAACAAATAAACAACTATAACCAGGTGGTGTTCTTATCAGCCATTTGTTATGAAATTTTCCAGCATTTTCTTTTGCTTTTTTTGCCATAGACTCAGTGAGCTGCTGTTTAGGATGCATACCATACATATTATTTTGTTTATTAGCAGGTGTCATGGAGAAGTCATCCTCCGTTGGATCTACGATATAATCTTGTTCAAAAGGTATTATGTAACCAGCTGTCATGGCGTCTAAAAAAGGCATGCATGTTTTTACAGTAGGGTCGTGTAGATTATTATTACTTAATCTACCAAGTTTTTTATAATCTTCAGGTATAAATTTTAAAGCTGGTTTTGGACTGGGCCATATATCTAAATGATCTTTATTTGTTATGATAAACTCTATTTTTTTATCTAGCATTATCTCTTATAAAATTAAATGACATTGATCTTCTTATTTCATTTTCAACACTTTTAAAAGGCATTACAAAATGTTGATGCGATGCTTCAAAAATGTAAAAATGACCCACCTCTGGAGTAAAGTATTTAGTCGTGTGACCATCAAAAATAAAACCTAATTGACCATCTCTAAATTTATGTTTATGTTTTGCATCATTTATTGTTTTTGGAACTTTTAAAAATAATACTGTAGACCATCCTGTAGTATCGTGATGTGTGTGTGGCGGATTGTATTCACCTGGCTTCATATCATTAATCCAACAACTTAAGATATTAGTGTTAAACATGGGATCTTTGCTTAAATCAAAATTGTTTAGTGACATTATGTAGTCGCCCATGTTTTTTGTTAAAGTATTATATATCTTACATGATTGAATAATTGGTATTACACTTTTTTCTGAGTCAATTCTTCCTGCTAGTTTTGAACTGTCACTAGATAAATTTTCTCTATTTTTTTCGTATTCTGTGTTTAGTTCATCTATTTGTTCTTTAGGTATTACATACCTCTTAATAATTTTACCACTAACATATATTTTGCTTGTCATTCTTATTTCTAGCACTTTCATACCATAAATTTTGTGTCAAGAAAACATTTTTAAAAAATACTATTGCAGACTTAAAAAATATGCTTACATTAGGTTCTCACCAAAATTAACAATCACAGGAGACAAATATGGATAACCAAGACCTTAATAAAGCCATTGCCTACCTTGCAGATAAGGTGAGCAAATATCACGAACGACTACTTGCTATGGAAAGAGATGTTGAAAGACATATTAAAAATGCGGATCAACACTGCTGTGATGATTGTGAATGCAAATCAGGAAAATAAATATAATTAATATCGGATCTTTTTAACGTATCCAGAGCGTCTTCTTTTGTTTCAACTAAAGGTTCACCAGCTAAATTAAAAGAAGTATTAAAAAGTATAGGCACATCTGTTTTTAAATAAAACAATTGTATTAATTCATAAAAATTTTTGTTCTGCTCCATAGTAAGAGTTTGAATTCTACACGTGCCATCGACATGTGTTATAGCGGGTATAATATTTTTTTTATGTTCTTTTACAGGAATAGCATATGACATGTAGGGTGACTCTTTTATTCTACCCATTTCAAACCATTCTGTTGCGTGCTCTAATAAAACAGTGCCAGCAAAAGGTCTAAACCATTCTCTTTTCTTTATTGTATTTACAATATCTTTACCGTTTTTATTTCTAGGATCAAACAATAAAGACCTGTTACCTAATGCTCTAGGGCCGTACTCAGAACTACTTTGGTAAATAGCAACTACTTCTTGATCTAAAATTTTTTCTATTGCTTTTTGTTTATCTGTAATAATCATACCATACAGCTGCACCCAAGGCAGTTCCACCATCATGAGGACACGGATCAATAAAAAAATTTACATTTTTAAAGTATTCAGTATATTTGTAATTGTTAACACAATTTAGTGCGTATCCTCCAGATAAAATAATATTTTTTGTATTACCTAATGTAAGAGCTTTTTCTATTAAATTTATTGTATACTCCTCAGTTACCTCTTGCACTTGTTTAGCTAAATCTTCGTCTCTTTTGCCATGACTATTACCATAAGAAGATAAACCCATTGCTTTACCTGGTTCATTCTCATCAAGTGTTACTAATCCTATCGTGTTACATAAATGATTAAACAAATCACCTGGATTATAATTATTTGTCATTCTATATAAACAATCATTTTGCATATAAAAATAATCAAGAACATTGTTTATTTGATTTTTATTTTGACAGGTTTCAATTAATTTTAATAATTTATTTTTATTTTTAAAATCATTGTACAAAGCACTAAATCTAGAATTGTTATAACTTTTATATTTTGCTTTTACTTGCATGTTATTTATATAATAGATGCTGTCACTCTCTCTATAAGACTTTTCTAATTGTCTTAAAATAGCGCCACCCCCATCTATAACAATCGCCATTGCTTCATTAAAGGAAGAAACATGAAACGCAGCACATGCATGATATATGTGATGCATAAATTCATTAAATACAAAATTTTTAATGTTGTATTTTTTGCAAAGATTTTCTATAACTTTTTCGTGGTCATCCTCTAACCTACCACAACAAGCAAACACAAAAGTATCATCAAAATTTTTTACATGTTTTAATGAAAGATAATCAAAGTCATTAGCAGAGGGACCCCAAAACTTTTTTTTATTAAAACGACTTTCTTCAAAAAATTCAATACTGTTTTCTTTCTTAATACAAATTGAAGAGTCGTGTGATATATTTACACCGACTGTCAAAACTATTCTTTTGGTGTTTGACCTAACATATCTTTTAATGACGGAGCAAATACTTTAACATCTCTTCTAATTTTTTCAGCAGTAGTTGAAGTGTTTGGATCATCTATATCAGCTTGCATAGCTTCTTCTGATTCATATTCCTGACCAGTGTCCATATTAGTTAACGTGGTTTCAGTTTTAACTTTATATCTAGGAATTGTTCTTCCGTCTTCTAAAGTTATTGTTCCTATTTGTTCTGCGGGTTCAATTATCGGCATTTTCTCTCCAATTTATGTTAAAACTTAAAATAACTCTATCTTCATTAGAACTATTTATTTTAACTTCATGTTGTAACCATGATGGGAAAAAAATCAATGAATTTTCCTTTGGTTCGAAATCTACGCTATGTGCGATATGCACAGAGGCGTTTTTCTTCTTTGGGGGTGATAATACCTCAGCCTGTGGTTTAGGCTCTAGAAACACTAAATTACCGCTTTTTTGAGGCACTTTTAGATAGTACACTCCAGACAAGTAATTGTAAGGATGTGTGTGGACATTATTTCTAGATCCTGGAGGATTAATCATGCCCCACAAACCTGTCATTTCTGGAACGTATTTATCTTGCACATCTAAATGATTAAAGCACTCTTTAGCTTTTAATAATATATCACCTACTGTGCTTTTAAATTCTTCATCTTTATAAAGTTCATCGTCACTGTGCCAGCCTCCAACATTGGATCTTGGCATACCTTTTTTGTCTTTAGCCTTTATCTCATAAAGTCTATCTATTAAATGACCGTGGCCCGTGACCTCTGTCATCATAACAGGTGTAATAAATAGTGACTGTAAATTCATAATATTCCTTTCTAAAGTTGACCTTTTGTAACCTCCATAAAACTTACAATAATGTGAACTTGGTTAGCAGCATTAGCCTGTGCTTTTAATACATCAGATTCTTGTAAAACTAAAGGCTGAGATAATAATTCTGTTGTTGTATTTGTTGCAACACTCTTAGCCTTAAATAATTCAAAAGTAGCAGAGGATCTAAGCACCTCTAAGTCTACAAGTGTAGTGTTTCCTGAGTCATTACAAATTAAAATAGATTTAATTACGTCAGTTGTAGGAGGCACAGGTGGTGTAGCACCAGGGTCAGCTGTTGGCACCGTTAATATGGTTGTTAAATCTGTTGATGTCATATCAACCATTGAGCTTTTAAATGTATTAGCCAAGGAAAAAACCCTCCGACTCTGATTCTTCTTTTAAATCTTGTTGATAATTAGTATTTAATAATAATATTATTTGATCTAATAATTTTATCATTTGGTCAAATTGACTAGCATCATATTCTGGCGTAGCGTTTGGTAATCTAGTTATTGTTATTTTTGCCATTTGTATACCATATTAATATAACTTTTCGCTCTCCTTTTATCACATTTAACACTCCATGTCTTAATTTTTGTCCGTCAAAATAGTAAGTTCTGCCTACTAGTGGATCTATTGTAACTCCTTCTACTACCCCTTGTCCACCCTGAAAATCGTCATTTATGAAAGTTACAGAAGTGCCAGTTGTTTCTTCTCTCGCAGCATCCTTATGAAAATGCATAGCACTATCTTTTGAATAAGTTGTAATATTACAATACTCTACATCTGCAAATTTTTTATCGTCAATAAAACTAGCTATTTTTTGTACAATATTATGTTCTGAAGATAGTTCACGAACAAGGCCCTCTCCCCACTCTCTCTGATGTGGATGAGTTAGTAATGTATTTAATTGTTGTATTTCTTTTTCTTCAAGACAATCGTCTTTAATATAAATCATCTCCTGCCATCTGGTCTTATTTGT